GAAGTAGATTAAATGAGGATAAAATCTACTCCACCATAACTCGATAGCTAGTCTGAATACTCCATGAACATCAATAGGCCAATCCCTGCAATCATTAATCCTAATCCTATGCCTACTACTAAACCTGTTATATATAAGCTCATAATTCACCTCGCTTAAATTTTGCATAATCACTGTTGTATTGCTCATTCACTTTTGCTTGTATTTTTAAATCATCAAAGTAATTTTGAATATCTTGATGTGCTGATTCATACCAATTAACGCTCTCAATAGCTTTAAGCAAAGCTGGGTGAACATTATAATTATTAGGGTTATTCCTATAATAAAATTGCAACATATCTTTTTGTTTCTTGTTTAGTTTTCTCATTACTCCTCCTTTATGTCGGTTATTAAATTTGCAGATACTCCAATTACGTCTAAATCTTCGTAATAATCGTACTCGTCTACAAGTTTATCACCATTATATATACGCACTCGTAAATCATCGTTATAATCATCTTCGTGTATTTCTATTGCTACTTTATATATTTGAAATTGTTTTGCCATTGTCTTGCCCTCATTAAAATGCGAGAGCCTTTCGGCTCTCGCGGTTAGTTTAAATTACTCCTTGAAATTTATATTCCTTTACTTCAGGGAATTCCTTCTTAACTGTATATAATGCTTCAGCTAAATGAACCGCACTAAATGTCTTTTGCCTATTACCATCCAACATAAAAACATAGCTTTTAGGTTCATCTGAACAGTGGGGAAATATAATTGCCCACGCATCTATATATTTCTTTTTACCTTTATAAATATAACTCCAATCTTTTAAAGCGTTTGGATTATTCCATGCTTGATTCATATCGTTGTCCTCATTGTTTATTAATCACATCTTATTCTATCCTATCTAAATATAATGTGCAAGTTAAAAAAAGAGCCACTTCCTTGTGGCTCGGTTATGGTTTACATTCTCCCAAGTTGTCGAACTAATATTTCTAGCCTTCTTCTTTCAAATTTACATTTTTCATGACTGTGGTCAAGTTGAGCATCAGAAGTGGCATTTGCCCATTCATATTCCCATTTATTAAGTGCGTGTGCTACTGCATGTATCAGTAATAAATGTTCTTCTAATTTTTTATCTTTCATTTGTATTTCCTCATTTGTTGTTATTTACATTATTAATATATCATATCTAGCTAAGATGTACAGTAAAAAGATTTTATGGGGTCATAAGTAGAATTGATTGGACTTTCCTATGAAGCTATGATATACCATACCATACCATACCATATCATAATATTAGAATATAATAATATGCTAATGGACGGCCCGCCCTTTATTAATATATAAGAATATAAGAATAGAATAATATTAGAATATAATAATATTAGAATATAATAATATGCTAATGAAGTCGCTGGGTTTTAATTTAAAATTAGCTATTGACATGATAGCTTAATAGGCCTATTATAAAGAAGTAAATTAAACAAAAATGAGGATTTAAAAAAATGAAATATAAAAGTGAAAAACAACGCGATTTTGTAGAAGGTAAAAAGAAGATTATTACTGATTCAATTATCGCTCAATTAGAAACTGTAAACGCGGACGACTGGAAAAAAAGCTGGTTTTCGCGTGGCGGTGTTCCTATTAATGCAATTACAAAACAAGCTTATAAAGGCGTGAATTGGTTGTACCTTTCAACGCTTGACTATAAGTATTCGCATTTTGCAGGCTATAAGCAATGGACTAATGCGGGCTATGATGTTGCAAAGGGTTCAAAAAGTTATCCAGTAATGTTGGCTCAAATAGTAGAGAACAAAAAGAAAAAATTACCTTCTGGAAATTATGACAAATTCTGGTCGGTTAAGTGGTTTAATGTTTTCAATTGCGAACAATTAGACGATGAAAGTTTTGAAAGATATACAAACAAACTTGCAAAGCAAAATACCAAAAAAGTTATTTTGGAACGCGACCCACTGGTTGAGTCTTTTATAGATAATTGCAAAATCAATACTTCCTTTGTAGATGGTGATAGATGCTGTTATATCCCATCACTTGATAAAGTAGAGATGCAACCAATTGAGACTTTTGAAAGTATAATTGCTTATTACTCTGTATTGATGCATGAATATACACACGCGACAAAAAGCAAAGAACGCGTTAACCGCATAGCGAACGACAAACATTCGGCCCGCGAGCGTTACGCCTTTGAAGAATTGGTTGCGGAATTAGGTGCGGTTTACACTATGCAAACTTTAGGTTTTTATAATGTTGAGCCACGCGAAGATCATGTACAATATATTAAAAGCTGGTTGCAAGCTTTAAAGAATAACACTGATTATATATTTCAAGCGAGTAGCAAAGCGAACACCGCTGTTAACTGGATGATGAACCAGCAACCAAAAGATATTCAAACTACATTAAAGGCGGTGCAATCATGATAGACTTATTAATTGTTATACTATTTATTTTTATAATATTTATTTTGTGGAATGTGATGACTAATATATTATAAATAAATAACCAATACTTGCTAGAACCTTGGCCCGCTTTCCGCGGGCCTTTTTTTTAGAAGGCTCTTATATCATTCCATAATCATTTCATAATTAAATAATATAATAATATACTGGCGGGCGGCGGGTTAACATTTACGGAGTAAATGTTAAGTTAGCCACAAGTAATATGGTGGCAAAAATTCTAGTAATCACTATAATGTTATTTATGAAAACAGAATTGATGACCACCGAACAAATGAGGCTCGAGGTAGAAAAGCTTTGGATTCAGCATGTAAAGCTTTGTCAGGATAATTTTCTAGCTTTTGTCCAAGAGGTTTGGCCCGATTTTATTTGTAGAAAATCTAAAGATCTAGAAAAGTGGGGCCATCACCAGATTATAGCTAAAGAGTTTACGGATATAGCTGATCAAAGAAAAGGGAGGCTCTTGATAAATATGCCACCCAGACATACTAAATCTGAATTTGCATCCGTTTACTACCCCGCTTGGATTATTGGTAAGTATCCAAAATTAAAAATTATGCAGGTTTCCCACAATACAGAACTTGCCGCAAGGTTCGGAGCTAAGGTTCGTAACATTATTGATTCTCCAGAGTACAAACAAATTTTTGGTGATGTAAAATTAAGAGAAGACTCTAAAGCCAAAGGTCGTTGGGAAACAAATCAAGGTGGCGAGTATTATGCTGCTGGAGTAGGTTCCTCGATTACTGGTCGTGGTGCGGATTTATTGATTATTGATGACCCACACACGGAGCAAGATTCTATGTCGGACACTGCCATGGAGCGTGCATACGATTGGTATGTATCAGGACCCAGACAACGTTTACAACCAGGAGGCTCGATCCTTGTGGTTATGACCCGTTGGGCCGAGGACGATTTAACGGGGAGACTCTTGAAGGCTCAAACCGAACCCAAAGCAGACAACTGGAAACAAGTTTCATTTCCAGCGATTCTCGATTCAGGGAACCCAGTGTGGCCTGAGTATTGGGAACTGGATGAGTTAGAAAAAATCAAAGCCTCTATTCCGATACGAAACTGGTCGGCTCAGTATATGCAGAACCCGACTAGTGAGGAAGGAGCGATTCTCAAACGAGAATGGTGGCAACCGTGGGAAAAAGATTCTTTGCCAAATTTACAACACGTCATACAAAGTTACGATACCGCGTTTTCTAAAAAAGAAACGGCTGACTACAGTGCGATTACCACTTGGGGTGTATTCTTTCCAGAAGAAGGGGGTCAACCTAATTTAATTTTACTCGATGCGATTCGTGGTAAGTACGACTTCCCTGAACTTAAAGCAGTAGCTTTAGAAGCAAACGAATATTGGGAACCTGAAACGATTATTATTGAGCAGAAAGCCAGTGGTGAGCCGTTGACCCAAGAGCTAAGGCGTATGGGTATTCCAGTGGTACCATTCACCCCAACTCGTGGGAATGACAAACACACCAGAGTAAACAGTTGTGCTCCCGTGTTTGAAAGTGGGTCCGTGTGGTATCCGTATGGTGAAAAATTTGCAGAAGATGTAATGGATGAGTGTGCAGCCTTTCCTCACGGGGCCAATGACGACTATGTAGATTCCACGACTCAAGCAATACTAAGGTATCGCCAAGGAAACTTTGTTGAGTTATACTCAGATTATGTGGATAATGAAGAACGTCCCCCAAAAGAATATAAATATTATTAAACAACCGAATATAAAATTATGGCTGAAGAACTAGATAATATCAAAGCAATCGAAACTCCCGACATTGAAGATTCTAATGAACCTGTGAACGTTGAGGTTATGGAGCCCACCGAAGAAGGTGTGCAAGAAATGATGCAGGAAGTTCAAGAGATGGCTGAAGAATTTTACGGTAACCTTGCTGAAGACATGGACGAACGTGTACTGAGCAGAATTGCTATGGATTTAATATCCGATTACAAAAAAGACAAAGAGTCTCGAAGCGATTGGGAAAAATCCTATACTTCAGGATTAGATTTACTGGGGTTCAAGTATAACAATGAGACGGGCCCGTTCCTCGGAGCGAGTTCCGTGACTCATCCAATGCTAGCCGAAGCCGTGACTCAATTCCAAGCTCAAGCGTACAAAGAACTGTTACCCAGTGACGGTCCTGTCAGTGCTAAGGTAGTTGGTTCGAGAACACCCGAGAAAGAAGAGCAGTCACAGCGTGTTGAAGAATTTATGAATTACATGATTACGGAAGAGATGGAAGAGTACACTCCAGAGTTCGACCAGTTATTATTTTATTTACCCCTTGCAGGATCTGCATTTAAAAAAGTTTACTACGATGATGTGATGCAACGAGCGGTATCTAAGTTTGTTCCTGCAGAAGATTTAGTAGTTCCTTATTACGCAACGGACTTGAATGATTGCGAACGAATCACGCATCTCGTGAGAATGAGTGAGAATGACATTCTTAAAAAACAACAAAGTGGTTTTTATCGAGACGTTGATATTTTACCCAGTCGTACAGATAACGATGAGGTTAAGGAGAAATACAACGAACTAGGTGGAGTCTCTAATTCAGGAGATAGCATTAGTGACTATCAATTTAATATTTTAGAGATGCACGTTGATTTAGATTTAGAGGACCCAGAAAATAAAAGTGATGAGAAAAATATAAAGATACCTTACATTGTAACTTTAGATGAAGGTTCTGCAGAAATTTTATCTATCTACCGTAACTACGAACCTAATGATGAACTGTACAAACGTAAGAACTTCTTTGTACATTATAAGTTTTTACCTGGTTTAGGTTTCTATGGTTTTGGTTTGATACACATGATTGGTGGTTTGAGCAAGACAGCAACGGCCGCTCTTAGACAATTACTCGATGCAGGAACTTTAAGTAACTTACCTGCTGGGTTTAAATCTAGAGGTATGCGTATTCGTGATGATGACCAACCGTTTCAACCTGGTGAGTTCAGAGATGTTGATGCACCTGGTGGTAACATTAAAGATCAGTTCCAAATATTACCGTTCAAAGAACCTTCGAACGTATTGTTTCAGTTATTAGGTTTTGTGGTACAAGCAGGACAAAGATTTGCTGCCATTGCGGACATGCAGGTCGGTGAAGGTAGTCAAAAAGCAGCTGTCGGTACGACTGTTGCTCTCTTGGAACGCGGCTCAAGGGTCATGAGTGCAATACACAAACGTTGTTACTATGGAATGAGACAAGAATTTAGACTTTTAGGTAAAGTTTTTGCAACTTACCTACCGCCAGTATACCCTTATGCAGTTTACGGTGGGGATCGTAT